TAATAAAAGACTAATAATGGCGGATTACGTTGGCGACAATAAATGGATCCCGAAAGACGAGAGCGACGTTGAATCAGACAGAATAGTTTGGTCGACTAAGCAGATAGATGACTTAAATCTAGCACTTGATCAGGGATACCGACCAAAAGTTAAGATGCCATTTTATGAGGGCAAGCAATACTTAAGGAAGGGTGGAATCGTATTCGAATACACAAACGAAGAAATAGCAGAATTAGCAAGATGTGCAACTGACATTGTATATTTTGCTGAAAAGTATGCCGTAGTAATGACCGATGAGGGTATTCAGCAAGTTAAACTCAGAGAATACCAAAAAAGAATGCTTAGAAACTTTCAAAGCGAAAGGTTCAATATTGTATTAGCATCTCGACAAATGGGTAAGACAGTTACTGCGTCTATATTTAATGCATGGTATCTGGTCTTTAATACTGATAAGAATACACTATTACTCGCAAACAAATCAGACTCAACAAAAGAAATCATTGATAAGGCAAAGGTTGTGATTGAGAACTTACCGTTCTTTATGAAGCCTGGTATTATTAAATATGATGTAATGAACATTAGGGCAGATAATGGATGTCGACTAATGGGACAGGCAACAACGGCAAAGGCTGGTATTGGATTCACAATTCATAACCTGTACCTTGATGAGTTTGCCCACGTTCATCCAAGTATTGCAGATTCATTTTATGAAAATGTATATCCAACGCTATCGGCATCTAACGTGTCAAGGATCACAATTACGTCAACGCCAAATGGATTTAATAAGTTTTATGAGATCTATGCTGCTGGTGAACGCGGAGACAACGAGTATTGTTCAATGCGAATTGATTGGTGGGAACATCCGGAAAGAGATGATGCATGGTACAATAGAGAGCTTGGAAACTTAGGATCAATTGAGGCTTTTAATAAGCAATATGGAAATGAATTCGTCAACTCATCAAATCTACTCCTAGACCCAGTAGATATGAAAAAGATGAGAAAGAAGATGAAAAAATATATTGACCAAGACCTTGAAGAGTTTGATGACATTGGAATTGATGTTACTGGACTTTTAGGATGGAATCCAGATTTTGACACTGAAGACGCTAGACATAGTGAATCTTTCTGGCTATTTACGGTAGATATTGCTGAAGGAAACGGAGGAGACTATTCAGTGATTAATATATTTGAAGTAGATCCAATGGACATTAAAGAGATTGAGAACGTTCAGAATCCAGGAGCAATGTATGACTTTTTTAAATTTAACCAAGTTGCTAGATTTAGAAGTAATGAGATGGTGATTGAAGATTTTGCAAAGGTACTCTATACTCTTGCAATTGATATATTCTATAATGAAAACGTAAAGATGATTGTAGAATATAACACATATGGTACGGTATTGTTTCAATATCTTAGAACGGTATTTCCACAGAGAAATGATTTTGATGAAGAGATGATTGTCAGATTTAGACACAGACATGATGCAAGAACGCTTAAGCCTGGAATTAAACTAAAGGCAGACAACAAGGCAATATTTTGTCAAAACTTCTCTAAGTTATATAAGAATAATAGAATCGAATTAACGGATGAAGTTACAGTGACCGAGGCTAGTCTATTTGGAACATTAGCGAACGGAAGTTATGGTGCGCAAAAAGGACATGATGACGTTATTATGAGTTGTATTACAGCAACTGAATTTTTTAACACAACCGACTATGCCGATTATATAGAAGAACTTCTAGATTTTATTGATCCGACACTACATTCAAAAATGGAAGAAGTGCTATATAAAGACTCTACCGACCAAGGAGACCTACAATATGATATTTATGACCTACTCGGTTAAATTCGCAAGTTAACAAAGATATATAAACAAATAACTATAAAAAAATAAGAACAATAATTATGGCATTAAGTCCCCAATTACAACAGTTTAAGAGTTCAGGCGTATATCGTCTTGAATTTGACAAATCACAGACGGTTAGTATACCATCAAATACTATTAGATTAGTAGTAGGTCACTCTAAGATGGGACCTTACAACACACCAGTGTTAATTGAAGATGTTGAAACGTTTATCCAGATCTTTGGTTCTATTGATAAGAACTTAGAGAGAAAGGGAATGTATTTTCACAGATCAGCAATTGAAACCCTATCAAGAGGTCCGATTCTAGCACTAAACCTTACTTCATCGAATGACGTTGATAAGGCATGGTACGTTTCACCTACAACTAATGGTTCAGTACAGGGTAATTCAGCAATTGAAGGAGATACTCTATACAAGAACATCTTTAATAGAGATAAGTTCTGGATTCCTGAAGATCAAAAAGTATTGAAACTTGCAGGTAACACTGAAGAAACTTCTAACAACGCAATCACGTTCACTAACATTAAACAAGAGCCAATTACAGTAATCGCAACGCAAGCTGCAGATACTAGAGGTTTTAATGTTACAGCTAGAGAATGGTATGGTGAAGGAAATACTCCAGAAGGAATCGATGAACTAGATTACATTTCAGACTACATGATAGATGTTTATGTTTTTAAAGGAAGATTTGTAACTGACGAATTAAATAACGATCCAACTTACGGAAACTATTTTAACTCAAACGGTATTATACCAGAGCAGTTTTCAGGATTTGCAAACTTAAGAGAAGTTTCTCTACTTGCAAAATACACTGGATCTTTAATCCCAGATTTTAAAGATAACGAGGGAAGACAATACTACATTGAAACACTAATTAATAGCGAATCAAGAAGAACAGGTCTTTTCTGTGGAGTTAACGAAGATGCACTTGCAAGAATTGATTTTGTTGGTGAAACATTCGATACATTCCAAGATTACGAATTACTATCACATGTAGTTGTTCAACAATCACCACAGCAAATAAATGACCCAAGACTTTCTGGTTTAAATAAAATAGTAGAAGTTAATGGCGACATTCTAACGATTAAAAACGTTTCTACATCTGAATATGCTTCAATCGTTTCGATATTAAACCAAGATAACTTCTTAGTATCTAACATTGCTGGAGAATACACTAAAATAATTTCAACGTCACATGAAACTTCACCAGGTTCTGATGTTACCGTTATTTGTGAAGATGATATTAGTAAAGCATACTATGAAAAATTTGAAGCTGGAACAGCAACTGATTTTACAACTGCCCAGTTCTTTGGATCTAACTTAGTAATTACACATAATTCTCCACTAAATGGAGACCTATCTGCTGGTAAATACTTAGAAGGAGTAAACGATGGAGAATTTGTAGAAATACTTTCAGTAACTACAGATATGGCTGGAACAACAACAACTATCATACCTGCAGGAAATGGAGAATTTAGCGCAAGTTTAGAGTCTGCATTTGCTGAAAAACTTTCAATTTACGATCAAAAAGCTAACGATACATTCAATATATTTGAGATTGGTGTAAATGAAAGAACTTACTTCTTTCCAACTACAACGTCGGCTACTTATGGATGGTCTTTTGAAAATGCAGCGACTGCTGGAGAATTCAAATACATTTACGCAGCAACTGCTGGAAGTCCAGAAGATACTACATTAACTGACAATATTAAAGTTGGAATGTATCTTCCTATTTCTGGAAGTAATAAATTAGCTAGAGTTCTAGAAATTAGAAAGAAATTCGAAGCTGGAGTAAACGGAGGAACAGACGACAGATACACATATACTGTTATATGTCACAGAGATGTACCAACTGAACCAGAATACGCATTAAGTTCATTCAACATAGCGTCAGACGCTTACAAACCATTTGTACTTGAAGCCGCACAGAATAGTCCAAAATCAATTAAAGAACTAATTGATGTTTTAATTCCAGGTAATGGAGTTTCAAACACATTAATTGATAAAGACGCGATAACTTACAGATACGTAGTAGATACATTTGGATCTTTTGAAGCAGCGAACGGTATTCTAAACAAAGAACAATTCACAATGCTTTGTAAAGAAAGACAAAACGCATCAGCTATTCTAAATGCACCTATGGTTAAGGAACTTAAAGAATCAACTGATCCTTCATTTATTAATGAATTCACGGACTCATTTGAAACTGGTTATATCCCATCTGGAGGTAACTTGAACCTAAACCCACAGGCACTTTACACAATGCCTTCAATTAACGAAGGAGCTAGTTATGGATTCTTCTTTGGACCAGGTCTAAACGTAATTGAAAATGGAAGAACTAAAGTTATTCCACCAGCGGCATACATATCTAACAACTTTATCGATAAGTATACTGATTCATTACCATGGTCAATCGTAGCAGGTCCAAGAAGAGGAGCAGTTGGAGGTACAGGAGTTCAAGGAATCGAATATGCATTTGATAAAAATGACAGAGATAACTTGGAGCCATTTGGAATCAACCCAATTGTATTCGAAAGAGGAGCAGGTATCGTAATCAAAGGAAACAAAACAGCACAACAGTCAGTACAATCCGCGCTTTCTTCTGCACACGTAAGAGAAGTGTTGATATATATTGAAGATGGTTTAGCTGAGATCCTTAGAAACTACCTATTTGAATTTAACACTGCACAGACAAGACTTGAGATTAAGACACTTGCTGACAGTTTCATGGAATCAGTTAAGAAAGATCAAGGTGTATTCGACTATAGAAACATCATGGACAGCACTAACAACACAAATGAAGTAATTGACAACAACATGGGAATCTTAGATACTTTTGTTGAGCCGGTTAAAGGATTAGAAATTCTAGTTTCTAGAGTAACAGTTCTTAACACTGGAGAAATTGCATCAGGAAACTTTGCATAAATAAATTAGATATATAAAAAAACAATAAAGAACTATGGCTTTACCACATTATAGAGAAGATCAAACAAGTAAGCAAAACAAGCACTTCGAACCAGTTCAGGCTAACCTGTTTGAAGTTAGTATCTTGCCTCCAACGGGAGTAGCAGGAGCTAGCTTACTACTACAACACGTTAATTCAATCTCAGGACTAGAATCACTTAATAGAGAAGTAAGTGCAGTAGAACAAAAATACAAGTTCGCAACACGTTCTTATGCTGGTATGCCAGATGGAACAGCACATGAGATTACTATCAACTTTTCACTTAACCTGAATGACTCAAATCAGGCTTATGTATATAAGACAATGAGAGAATGGTATAGAAAACAATACAATCCTGAAACCGGTGAAATGGGATTAAAGAAGGATTACGTTGGAACTATCGTGATTGTACAATTCAACAGGGCTGGAGATATTTACAGAAAAGTAACTCTAGAAGATTGTTTCATTACATCTGCTCTTGGATTTACAGGAGAATTAAGCTATGAATCTGCGGATCCAGCACAATTAGAAGTTGGTTGGAGATGTGATACATTTGCTGAAGAATTAAGCTAACCAAACTTAGAGAGAAGGGCTCTTGGCTCTTCTCTCTTTTTTTGCACGGCAAACATATTAAAATATTAAAATATCAATATATTATGTCAATAAAAAATCATAAGTTAACTAAAAAACTTCAAGTCCTATTGACAGAAGATGAAGTAGATATGGTTAACAGATTAATACTAATTGAAGCGGTCGAAAATCAGGCCAGGCCAGTTTCAACTAGTGCATTTATCAGAGGCCTCATACAAAGAGAATTAAGCGCTCAAGCGCCAGAAGAAAAGTTATTAACTAAAGATCAAATCAGAAAAATTAATAAGTAATGGAAAACAACAAAAACAACGAAGATCTAGCTAGAGATTTAGCAGCTAGAGAACATGTAACAGACAGTGGAACTACTAATAGTTCTACAAGTAACGTAGAAGAAATGCTAGACAAAAATGGATTAGGATCTATTAACATGGACAGATTTAAACCAGACACTGCACAGGCACCAGACCTAGCATTAGGATGGCACGAACTACCATTAGATAGTTTACCTTCAAAGGGTAGATTCTATCCAGAAGGAACTAGTATTAAAATTAGATCAGCAAAAGTTGCTGAGATTAGACACTTCTCGACAATGGACGAGAATAATCTATTAGATATTGACGAAAAGTTAAACGCAATCGTAGAATCATGTACGAAAGTAATCAACCAAAATGCTAGAACATCATTTAAAGATATTTGCGAAGAGGACAGATTCATTATTATTCTTGCAATTAGAGATTTAACGTTTCCAGAGCCAGAAAATAACTTAAAGGTTACGTGGACTAATAGGA